CCCAATCCAACTCAATATGAACATTCCCCGTTCCCAAACTGGATTTGGTATAAGATGTGTAATAGGGCCAGTTGGGAGATATAACTAAGTGAGCATCCAAGTCATCATCGTTTGGAGCTTTGATACCTATTGCTATTATCTCTGTGACCTTAACCCTGCCCAACCGGCCTATCCCCGCTGACCAGTTTGCTTCATACATAGGCATACTTATCCCAGTTATTCTCGCTCCATAACTCCCATAAACCACCGTGTCATTGCCAGGGTCATCACTGGTAAAACCAACATTGGCAGAGGCTACAATAAGACTGGTTATAACAAGTACATCCTCTGCTGTCAAATCAATCCCACAGTTAGTATCCCCCAACGTATGCCTACAGGTCCTGCCATACACCTTCCCGATGGGGTATTGAAGTTTGCGGGGAAGCCCTTGTATATTAGCTTTCCACTGACGGCCATCATAGGAAACGTCAATAATCCAGTAATGACGCTCAAGCACAGCCCCAGCCCATGGATACTTCCTGTCCACCACATACTCCGTCAGATGAGCATCCCGGTATCTGCCCGCCCGGAGGTCATCATGGGTGATATAGCTAGAATTGATAACCCCCATAATGTCCAGATTTTGAGCCCCCAATGAATCCTTTGATTCTCTGGCTGTGGAGGAAAAACTTCCTACCGGAGTATAGGTATTTCCCCCAAAGGAGAGTTCATAAATATCATCGGTAAAGCGGTAGATAATTCCATCAACCCTCTCCAACACCCACAATGTTACAAGACGCGATAGCCTCTGGGAGATAAGCCCCCGTTGACCCGGAGAAAGTGTCAACATACTAACTCCCTATCATTGTTATCTTGTATACCCAAATACCGGCTTGGGTAGTGTTGTTGATAAGCCAGAGTTGTGTGCACTGTCCACATTCACACATCACTACAGTATTTCCCTCATTATCTTTAATTGTAGCATCATCCAAATTGGAATTGTCTAAATTCAAAATGAAAAAGGCAGGCCCACCGGCCTTCAGAAGCCGGGCATCTGGCAAAGTAATATCCCAGTTCCCTCCTTCATGGTCAAAGATTTGAACACGTTCACTGTTTGACAAAAGGGTACTTGTACCATCTTGAACGGCTCCCCCCATGAACGTATCCTGACTTATCATATGGCAAACCAATTATCGCTTGATCCAAGAAGGATAGTGACAGACTCACCAGCGGCCACAGAAGCATCAACAACGGTATTGTCCCACTGTATGATACCAAAGGCTTCCGTTCCAGCATTGTAAATGAACCAGTAGGGTCCCCCGGAAGGCCAGCCAGAAGGATTTGGAAGGATAAGATTCTTGGAAGCAACTGTTGCTGTACATTTCAAAGCCCGTCCCAAAGCTAAGGATAACTGGGTGTTTACAGCAAAAGACAATTCAGCCCCACCCCCATAATAGAACTCATCTGGAATAGCTGTTTCATCTATGATTTCCACAACAGGTATACTGGCAGAACCGGAGCCATAGTCATCCAAAGACAAATTCATCAGGCTATCAGCATCTTCTCCAAACCTTACCGGAACATCAAACTCAAACCCAACCTTTACCAGATGACCGTTTGTTGGAGCAACAGCAAGGGTGACAATGCCTGTCGTAGTGTCCACTGTATAATCAACGCCTTCTGTCTTAGAAACACTGTTGACAGAAACCACCACCGTTCCTACCACAGGCTTGGTAATGTTGCGTACAAGTGAGTTCTCACCATTTGTATATATTTTCTTTAGCTGGAATAACGTTTGAGAACCATTCCCCGTCCCAATGGTCTGGTCATCATTAGCTGGGGTTGTCCGTCCATCATCGGCAGAGGTAAAATCCAACCAATCTTTGAACCGGAAGCCATGAGCGGCTCCGTTGCGTGCCATGTAAAATTCGTATATCTCGTACAGGTCATCCCATGACTTGATATTCTCCGCAACATTGTATTGCCGTCTTGCCCCTGACCATCGGGAGATGCGGACTTCCTGACCAGCATCGTTTTCAAGGATAACAGTACGGAAGCCGGGTCCCCCTTGACTACCAAAACTTATCCCAGACGGAAACTGGACTTCATGAAATGCCATATCAAGCCCTTCCCAATTCACTGCGGACACGCCGCATAATCTGAGAAGCAGAACGCCGGAAGCTATCTGGATTGGGAGTGGTAATATTCATTACAATACTGGTCCTGTTTCCTCCCGCCATCTTAACTCCAAGTTCACCCTTATCATTCCGGCTCAGTGGCATAACAGCCTCTGTGCCTTTTTCACCCATCAGCCCCAACCGTCGTCCACTCAATCCAAACAAAAAGGGTCCGGTCACTACACCTCCACTGGCAAAGGGCACTACAGCACTGGAACTAAACACATTACCATTTGCTGAGGCAAGTGCTGGAATACCCATCGCCCCTTGTAACCCTTTTATCATTGGGCCAATGACCAAATTCCTTACGAGTGCCCGACCAATTTCATCCAGCATGGACTTGATAATACTTCCGACGTCCTTTGTATTCAAAAGAAGGTCTTCAAATGCATTCCCAAAAGCAGTTGTGGCATCCACCGCCGCTTTCTGAACATCGGTCAAACTGGTAGCAATATCATCAACTGCATCTACGGCACCATTAGCCGGGGAAGGGAGGTCAGTCAGCCCCTTTTTTAGATTTTCCAATCCCTCCTTCATCTTGTCCAAAGAGTTCCTTTCCCCTGCCCCGGTAGCCGTGTCCAAGGTATCCTTCAAATCCAGTTTGGCTAAGGCCAAGTCAGAGGTTTTCTCGATGAAGGCAATTTCAGCTTCCATGTCCTTCACAGTGTTCATAAGTGTTTTCGACAATGATTCCTTCCCCGCTTCTCCCTCAGCAAAGCCTCCTAAACTCTTTGAAGCCTCATCCAGAGAACTCTTTACATCCAGAACAGACTGGCGGAGAACGGCTGACCCTTTGTCAACCATCTTCAGAGTACCTTCACCAAACAACATGTCCAACATTCCCCGTGTATTTCCCCCTTGAATCAACAGGATGCCAGCATCCATTATGTCTATCATCTGACCCACCAGCCAGCTTATCTTATTCACCACAAACTGGGCCATCAAAACAGCTCCTTGCATTGTGAAATAGTACAAATCACTCCACGTAGATTTCCACATATCCTGCAACAGCTTGAGCCCATAGGTTAAGTAAGTAGCGGCTTTGTTCCAGTATTCAAACACCATTGTGAAGAACATTTGGGCCCAAGTTTTTACTTCATATCCTCCTACCCATAGACTGTTTACAAACTTCAAGATGCCTAAATCAGCATTACTAAAAGCATCCACCACCATCCAAACCGCACCAGCCACAAGAACAGCAACAGCAACCCATGCTGTCCCTGCTATCCCCAAAACAGTAAAGGCTCTTGTCACCCCGTAAACTGTCTTCAGTAGATACCCCAGGCCCAAAACCAAAGGGCCAATGGAAACAACAGCAATCCCTGCTATCACCACCCACTTCTTATTCTCTTCATTCAAGTCCCGGAACCAGTCTATTGCTTTTTTCACATAGATAGACAACTTGGAAATCCAAGGTGCCAGAACATCTCCCACAGCAATGGAAGCCAGCACTACATTATTCCACAATATCCTCATCTGGGAATTGAATGACTTCAATTGTTTGTTAGCTATCTCATCCGTCATTCCCCCTGCCTCCCGCAGAGCCTTTTCAAATTCTCTTATTTGTTCAGAGGTTCCCATCAACATTTGCAAAGAACTGAAAGAACGGTCTTGGAACCCCAACATTTGAGCCGCCGCTTTCTTGCTCCGGTCACTCATTGTCCCAAACTTCTTCTCCAATTGTCCCATAATGTCTTCCAAGGGTAACATCTTCCCATGAGTATCATAGATGCTCAGCCCCATCTTCTTCCACACATCAACGTTCTTGATGGAAGCCCTTTGCAAATCCCGGAGAACAATGCTTAGACGTTCACCAGCTTCTTCCCCCTTAACTCCCTGATTAGCAAAGACCGCCAAAACAGCAACACCTTCCTCAATATCTTTGTTCAACAGCTTCAAAGCCGCCGCCGCCTTGTTGGTAAGAGCCTGACTAAACTGTATCACCTCAGCATTGGCCAAAGCGTTTGCCTTAGACAAAACATCAGACACCCGTGTCATATTCTTCATATTCTGATTAGCTTCCTTAGAGGTAAGACCCAAAGCTGATTGGGCGTCTGCCAACAGGGTGGTGGCTTGGGACATGTCAAACATACCTGCTACAGCAAACCTTTCTACCACGGGGAGTGCCCCTATTGCCTGCTCAGCAGTGTAACCCGCAGAAGCCAAGTAGTAGTAAGACTTGGCAAGTTGTTGAGTGGAGGTTATGGACCTCCCGGAAATCTCCTTGGCCACCGTTTCCATTTTGATTTTCATCTCATCTGACATATCTCCCATAATGGCCAGAGATTGAGTCATGGCATCATCAAAGTTTCCAAATGCTCTGGCACTGGCAACTCCAAATACCGTCAATGGAAGAGTGACCCGGAGCATCAAACTTTTCCCTATGTGGGTCATACGATTAGCTACCCGGTTCATTGTAGTTTCAACATTGTACATAGCTTTGGAGAAATTAGTGATGTCCGCCCGGAGATGTATCCACAGGCTCCCAAGGTCCATACTAAAAGCCATACACTACCTCCCTTGTTTTCTTTTCTTGACGGGGAGTTTTTGATTGGATGATAGAACCTTCTTGTTTCGGGTTATACCCACCCAGAAATTCTTTGATGCCTGAATTTTGTCTTCCAAATCTTTGGGTAGTGTTTTGGAGGAAAACTTCAGGATTTTCCGCTGAATAGTAACCAAGGCCGGATTTCTTACTTGCCCCCGTTCTATCTCTGCTGCAATCTGGGCCAAGTAAAAGTCTTGCCGGTTGAACTCCTCGGTGCCTTTCCAATCCAAGAACCATATCCATTTCAAAAACTCCGTAGAGGTCAGAGTAGCCTGTGCTTCTTGTACCGTCCGGCCAAGATGGGAAGCTACTCTATACCAAAGTAACTCCTCACCTTTTACTCGTTTTTTTCTATCTCCTCGGAGCCTACATTCAGGCCGGAAATCTCCTGTGCCTTCTCAAAAAGTTTCTGTTGAGCATTAGAAGGAAGGGTTTCAATATCCTCCGCACTTACCAATTCCCCATTCTCATCATAGAGGCACAGGCTTAGGAGGTCTGCCTGAAAGCCATCAAAGGATTTGATACCTACAGACTTTCCATCCTTGCCTGTCTTGACCCTTGACGACATCTTATTGAGATAGGAGTTGCGGTCTGTTCCGTTGAGTTCCCGGAGTTTCCACTTCTTGACCTCTCCTTTTTCTCCTTCCAACTCAATGGATACTTCCTTGAGCCGGAGAGATACATGCATTACCTCGTCTGCCATATCATTCTCCTCCCCAATGTAGGGTTTGTCCTATGTCCAGCCGTATCAACCACCTAATCACTATGATTAGGGAGCCACTGAATACTGTGGGGCAGTTTCTACACCACTACCATTCTGATTGGACGGGATGATTTTCACCGTGGCCGTGGGCTGTGAACCTTCTGCTGCCGCACCGGGAGTGAACTCATCAATCCATCCCCAAAACACCAGTGTGCTACCATCTGCAAAGGTAATGGTGATTTGCTGGTTAACATTTAACATGGTAATGATTTCGTTATACACAGCCGGGTCGTAAGCAACCACCAGTGAAGCTTCTGATAAGGACATCAAACCCTTTGGGGACTTGGTGCGCCATGTGGTGTTCCTCATTGTGGAAGTATCGTTTTCACCACCTCCAGACACGCCAGGAGGGGTTACTTCCTTCTCCCACATCTGAACATCACTGTCCTCTGCGAACTCAAT